TCTAGGGGTAATTTGCTTGTCTAGAAACCACTGGGTAGGACGAGCTTTAGTATCCTTGCTTGGAATATTCCAATACTCAGATCTACCTACTTGTTGCATTGCTATATCAGTAGTTGTACTTCCAGAAGTTCTTCTTAAAAGAACATCAAGAACGTCAATTGTACTGTTAGACAAGTCAATAAACTGATCGGCTTCGGTCAGTATGGTTTCTGTGTTTGTAACAGTCCACTGGTTAAGCCCCCTGTTTGCCCAATCAGCAAGCAGAAGGTTAAGGGATCGCCTTGCGGTAACCCCGTCATAACCTGTGCGGAATTCTAAGCCGCATCTTTCAAATGCCTCTTCAATGTATTCCGCAACATCTGGCTCAAAGTCTCTAGTTCCTGATGTGGCCATTGCTTAGTTTCCGTCTAGTAGTTCTTATGCATAGAACAAAGTTATAGAAGACATATGGACTGCAGAATAATCTAAGTACCCGCCCTCAAGAAACAATATCCCATCATCTGGTATATCAGGATATTCTGAACTTGAAGCAGAGCCTAGCGTATTAAACTGTAACCGAATAACGCCTGTCGTATTAGTTTCTCGAAAAGTAACAGTTCCAGCGGTTGCAGTGTTCACTGCATACATGCCTTTCAAACGAAACCTTCCCCTAAATATAGGAGCATTTATATCGTTTGAAGTGCCTGCGCTTACATTACCAGCAGGATCACCTACGGCTGTAATAGAAGTAACTGAACTATAGTGATTAGCACTAGTAGCTGCTCCAGCGTTTATCCCTGCAACAGTCTCAGTAACTGCTACATTTGTCGAGTCTATACCTACAACGGTAAACGATATGCCAGAATCATTCCCAGCCGAAGTTATGGTAATCTTTCTTGCAGCATCTTGGATGTAAGGACTAGCCGTCAGCACAAGTGCAGCGTTATTAGCTACACCTGCCGCTGCCGATATTACCGTTGCATTAGCTACCGCTGAAGATATAAATGTTGATTGAATGTCAGAAGACATAATCTACCCCCTTATTTATGTAGCTACGTCATGTCCAGTAATTTCGATAAGAAGCCTACCGCCAGTATAAGTACCTGCGCCAGCACCTTGTGCGTTAACTAAGTACAGGAACTGATCAGCGGCTATTGCACCGCCAGCCACCATACTTCCAGCAACCAATGCACCGCCGTTAGTAATCTGAGACTCTGTAAGACTCCCAATAGCTGTATCTTCTACGCCTGTACCTTCTGTAGCAGAGAAGATATCAATATCGCCGTTACCTGCGGAAGGAACCTCAAGACAGGTCATTTGAATGCCAAAGATTACACCTTGGTCTGCGGTAGTAACACGCGCAAAGTAAGCAACACCCGCACCATCCCTACCAATAATGTCTCCAACAGTAGAACTTTTTGTAAGGCCGGTTAGATCAATAATAATAGTAGTCTTAACAATGTTTACGTTGGTAGCAGTATCGCTTTTAAAACGCTCAACCTGAGTAACGTAAACTGCTGCTGCGCCTTCTATACCAGCACCACCCGCAGCTTCATTAATCATTTTGTTGCCGCTGGTAATAGTAATCGTACCAGTAGCTGCATTTTTAGATACGGTTTCAAAACCGTTTTCGGAACGGACGGGGCCGTTAAAAGTTGTATTCGCCATTTAAGTTCTCCTGTCGTGGCTAATGTCTAATGTTCCATGTGAAACATCAGTCAGGGAATAAAAAACAACCCCCGGCTTACACCGGAGGCTGTAGGTTGCTCTATGAAGAGCCGGGAGATCCGTAGATTCCCAAAGGATCAGATACGCCGAAGCTGTAACGCTCACGCGCTTTGTAGCGCACGTTTCCAGTGTCGAAGTCACCATCCATTGAAGTTTCAAGCGCAGTACGCTCAAAGTGCTTCATGCCGTTCGGAATATCCGTCAAGATAAAGAACGCATTGTTATCCGTCAGGTAATGGTTAACAGCATAGCCGTCTGGGATAGCACCCATGTTGCGTATGGAGTTAATGTCATTATCCGCTGTACCTACTCGCTGAGTGGTTTCCAGCAATCTATCTGCTGTAAACATCAATGCGGGTGGAACAACTAGACGCTTAGGTCGAGCCGCAATCAAAAGACCACGTTCATCTGTAAAGGCAGAGATATCAATAATCGCATTCTCTAAAGATGTTTCGTTAAGGTCTGCTGCCGTAGCAGGACGGTTACTGTTAGTGCCGCCTGAAACGAGTGGGTGACCACCGCCTCCAGCTACACCGTCACCGGCTGCTGTGAACAAGTTAACACCATCACCTGATTGAAAGGTAGCAGTGAAACCGAAGTTCAACGGGTTAACAGACTTAACTTGCTTGGTGTACGCCATTGCGCGAGCTAAAGACTTTGTATAACGAGCAGAAAGAGAATCATAAAGATTATCCTCCATTGCTTCCTCAGTTATAGCAAAACCCATAGCAATCGTTTCGTGGTTGTACCTTGCTGTAAAGCTTTCTTGTGCTGAATCATAATTGATAGCAGAACCTTCTTGCTTAACAGGGGCAGCACCAAAGCCGCTAAGTTTTACTTCTTCTTCAAAAGAACGATCAGAACTCTCTGTGTCATAGATAAGAGTGTGTTCGTCTTCATACTTCTCATACTCAAGACCAAACAAGGCGTTAAGGCCGGGGAGTAGCTCTTTGAGCATTTGTGCGCGTGAAATAGCCATTTCCTATTACTCCTTATACGCCAAGTTTAGTTTCGTAAGCGTGACTTAAAGGAAGATAGGTCACAAGACAGTCAGTGAAGGCATCGCCTACAGTGCTGTTTGGGCCATCCACGAAATCAACGATACGAAGCGGAAGTGAATTAGTCGTAGCTACAGAGCCGCCGTCTAAGGCGTTCCTGCTTCGACCGATTGAGGTTGAACCCGCAGTGTTTACCGCTGATACATTGTTTCCAAGGCCAGTTTGAGCTATAGCCTCGTCACCCTGCATAAGGAATAACAATTTAGGATCGTCGCAGACAAGAGCCGCAATATCCGAAGCAACAGTTGATGCTGGATAATGCTGACTGAATGTCAGTTGACTTGTGGTGGGATCAGTAAATGAGCATCCCATAAAAATACCGACAGTTCCAGCAACAACTGCTGTTGTGACGGCTGATTTTTCTACAGTGCCAGAGGCAACCAACTTAACGAAATCACCATAAAATATAGCTGTTCCGTAGTTGCTTGCAATCTTAATATGTCGAACTTTTCCTGAAAAAGAGCCTGACGCACTAAGAGTGTTAACTGGTTCTGCACCTGATGGAGTTGCAGTAGTAGCCATGATTGGCCTCCTATTAACTTAGGAATTAATTATTAATTCCTGCCAAATGTTGTTCTCGTACTTCTTTCTGGCGTAAGCAAAGGCATACGAGGGTCATTTTCCCGGAGATAATTGTTATCGACAGATTCTATCTGATTAGCAGCCATTTTCTGAAAATGCTCAGTCCTTGACTTCATCTTTTCTGCTGGAGCTTTGCATAATAGCAATCCTCCAACTTCGACATTACCTACAAACTTAGAATTAATATCAGACTGCAACATCAGTTCTGGGTGATCGTCGGCCTTACAAGGCTCCCAACCTTCCCTCAACATCTTTGAAGTATGAGTTCCATCAGCTTGTCCCATGATACTCGTCCTGACCCAACGAAAAACCCACCCATCTTGGGGGGTAGGATCGGGCAATATAGAAGCAGGAGTCCATGAATCACTGGGTCGTGTTTCGTTATCTCTTTCTTTTGTTTCTCTTGGGGTGCGCTCAGTAGTCATTAATTTCTCCTGACTAGACGTATTTAGCATATTGCTGTTCAGTTAAACCCAACTTCTTGGCGAGAGTACGCTGGGTTGGCGAAAGCTTCACTGTGCGAGGTTTGGCTCCATTATTTCTACTTGAGGGGGCCACCACCATCGAAGGTTGACTAGCAGTCGAAGTTCGCTCTTGTCGGGTATTCCCAACCTGCCAATCATGATCTGGAAACGCTCTTTGAACCGTTTCGTCGATTTGTCTAAAGTATTCTTGAGAGTTTGGTTTAACTCCCTGTTTTACGAGAGAAGCATGTTTGCCATAGGCAAGCGATGTCATCTCTTCATATCCTTCTTCCATAAACCAAGGATTGGATGCCGCCCATTCCTCTGTCTCTGGATCTGGTCTAGGAACAGCTTGCTGCTGTTGTTGCTGTTGCTGTTGTTGCTGTTGTTGTTGCTGCTGCTGTTGCTGTTGCTGTTGCTGCGCCCTAAACTGTTGTTCATGTTGCTGTTGTTGCTGCTGTTGACCAGCAAAATTTTGCTCATAACGCCCAGCTTCCGTTAGTTCAGCGGTAGCTTTTGTTAAATATTCTTGAGCCGAAACAACACCATCGGTGTCGCCCTCTTCATAAGCTTTTCTATATTGCTCTTTTGCTTGATTAACAGATAAAGAAGCCCTCTCTCTAACTTGATTGATTAAAGCTTCCTCGCCTCTCCCAATCAAAGATTCGTATTCTCTGTTTTTTTCTGCCATTTGCTGCGCTACGCGATAAGCTTCATCCCGCATTTGTTCAGCATTTTGCGTTTTCCGGCGCTCTTCGTGAGACTCATAACGAAGCTTATTGATTCGTTTCTGAACTCTTTTGCTGTAGCCGGTAAGCTCTTCATCGTCCATCTCTCCTGAAGGCTCATCAACAACCTCATCAACAGGATCGACAGAGAACTCTTCCTCTTGAACGCCGCCTATCTTGGTTCGGACACCAAAGAACTTGTCTTCTTCTGACATTGACAACTCTTGTTCGCTCATAGCTTGGCAACCCCCCTTGGATCTTCAACAACAGCTTCTACGCTGTCATCGTTGATTAATCTAAACTCCTTTCCGTGAACTTTAAATCTTGTGCCGCTGTAAGAGCGCATCAAAATCCAGTCTCCTTTTTTGCAGAAAGGCCCAGATGGGAATCTTTTTTTATCGGCATAACAGTCTGGCCCTAATTCAAGCACCATCCCTGTAATTGATCCGATCTCTTCCTCATAGAGCGTACTATTAGACTTGATAATCCCCCCGCCAAACTCCTTTTCAGGCTCCGGCAGAGCTATCAATATTTTATACCCAGCGGGTTTTGGCAATTGATTCGCCTTGCGAGCATCTTCTTGCTCGTTATTCTTTGCTAATGCTTCCATTAGTGTCTTCCTAGCACTGGAAAAAAGCGTCCAGAGTCGCCTGCGCTGCTCTATGCAGCGTTATGAATTCTCGTATTTTGCTTGCAGATCAAGTATTTCCCTCTCGGTTAATGCTAACCCTTCAATAATACCGCAACATTTTGAGTATTCTTCAAAGTTTTTGCAACCCCCGCCACTTATATGGTCTGCATACTCGTTCATTTGAGATCTTATGGTCTTTTGCAGATGAGAAAACACGTTTTCTTCTGAAAAACTACTCACCTATTATCTCCTTCATAATCTCAACGCCCAGCTTTGCGCCTTCTACTTGCTCTTTAGAGGCTATCCTTTTGCTGTCTAGTTGTTCTCTGTCATTATCTTCTGAAATCCTTACGGCAAGTTTGGCTTGCTCAATCTCCATCTCCTGAGCAAGCTTGTCTTGATCGAAGCTTGCTTTTGTCATGGCTTTTTGAGCATCAAGTTGCATCCTTGCTTGCTCCATCATAATTCTGCCTTGAGCCTCCATCTCTTTAAGCTCCAGCTCTTTCTGCTGCATTTGAACTACAGG